GCCCCGAGCTGCCGATCATCACGCTCGCCCCGGCGCCGGGAAAATTCGCGGCGGCCGTCATATTGGAAAGCGGCCCAGCACTCTTGCAGACCTGCGGAAAGATGATCGCACCGCCATTGACGATCCCGTTGCACGGGAAAGTCCCGGCCGCCAAGGTTACGTTCGACATGGCGTTGATCGCGACCGGAACATTCGAGAGGCTCGGCAACGCGCCCGGCATGTTGCCGCCGATCTTCAGATCGAAATTGCCGCTCGCCGTCGTGTGGGTATCGGCCCAGGTCGTTTGAAACTGGTATTCGACCATGCTGCCGCGCAGAAAGTAGCGTCCCGTCGTGGTCGGCGTCGGGGCGAAATCGCCTGCTGTCGCAAATTGCGGCGTGACATTGCCGGCGAGCGAAAAGGGCGTGGTCGGCAGATCGTAATAACCGGCGGTGCCGGCGGCGAAGACCGGCAAGCTCACCGGCCAATTGTTGGTGTTGACGTTTTCGAGCACGTTGCCGCCGTTGTCGGCGCCGATCGCGATCAGATTGCCGGTCGACGCACCAGGTGCGGGAAACCCGATATTGTGCATTTTGAGGATGCCGGTTGCTCCGGCTTGCGCGATCAGCGGGGCGCTGCGGTTGCCGTTGGGGATGCTGAACACCGTGCTCTTGAGGTCGAGGGCACCGGTGCCGCTGACGCTGAACATCGTCGCCGCGAGGTTGGTTTCGTACATGATCACCGGGCCGATCACGACGGTGCCGCCGGTCACCTGGACATCCGGGGCGGCACTCGGATCGGTCCCGGAATTGGTCGTAAAGCCGCCGGCGATATCGGTCCAGCCGCCGCTCGACACGATCGTCGAGCCGAGCCCCTTGGTCGAATAGAGGGTGCCCACCCGCACCCCGCCGCCGTTGTTGGTCAGCACCGCCCCATCGCTGTCGAGCTGCAAATTGGCGATGTTGAGCCCGGTTGCGGGATGCGCGTTGGCATCCTGCAGCAAGCCCTGGCTGAAGGTCGTCAGCGAGCCGATCGTGCAGCCGTCGCAATAGCCGATTTCCATCGCTTGCGCCGCACCCGTTTGCCCCTGGCTGATATAGACCGGCACCTGGTTGCCGGTGAGCCCGATGGTCTCCTCGTCCCAGCGGCCAATGCCGACCCCGGCGACCGCCCCGTCGAGCTGGAGCCCGCGATAAAACGAGCTGCAATCGACATTGTCGATCGAGCTGCCGCCGACCCCATAGGTCGGGCTCATCATCGAAACGCACGTCCAGGCGGCGACGATCGCCACGTTGCCGATATGAACGATGTGAACATTGTCGGCGTCGATCGCCGGTGGGTAATGCACGATATCGGCGATCGTCATGCCGGTAAAATCGGGTTGGCTGAATACGATTTGCAGCGCGTCGATTTCGCAGCCCTCTTGGGTGTGGTCGCTGCCGGCTTTGACGACACCGGGGGCGGCCATATTGAAATCGGACCCGACGAGCAGCGTCGTCGTGTATTTCCCGGCGCCATAGAGCCGGCCGCGGGTGTTGGGAAAGGAACCGGTCGAGGGGCAGGCAATCATGTCGGTCGCCCGCCATAGACCGGGGCCGAGATAGGTGGGCGTGCCGGTCGCCAAGGCAGCGTTGATCGCCGTTGTCGCGTTGGCTATCCCATCCGCCCGGCCGCCAAAATTGCGGGCGTCCCAAAACCCGTTGTTCTGCCCGAGAAAGCACCCGCCATCGGCGGCTGGCACCTGGCTGCCGATATCGCCGCGGGTCCCGGTCGGCACATTCGGACTGCCGGTGATCGTGCAAGCAGTCCCGGACCCGATAAACCATTGCGGCGGCGCGTCGCCCATCTGAGTGACGCCCATGCGGATCGTCATCCAATATTGCCAGGACGGCAGCGCTTCGAGTTGCGCGTTGGAAAAGACGATCGGCATGCCGGTCGCCGCCGCACCCAGCAGCAGCGGCGCCAACGCCGCGACCAAGAGACCAGGTGCACGCCACAGACGCCGCCGGGCGCGAAACGCCCGCCAGGCGAGAAGTGCGCACAATCCGCCGGCGACACCGAACCCCCAGGGCACGCAATAATCGAGCGGCATCCGCGACAGCCAGGCGATCACGGCATGATGATCCACAATCCTCCCCCAACCCATTTGAGGCTGATCCCGTCGTCGGGCTGCACGCCAACCCAATAGGGCTTGCCCTCGATCGTGTGCCCGGCCGCGGGGGTCACCTGCATCGTCGGACCGGGGGTCGCGAGCTGGGCCTTGAAGACGTGCGTTTCGTTCAGGCCGGGTGCCGCCGGCAGCAGAAAATCGACCGGGCCGACCGGGGCGGCCGGCTGCCACACCAGCGTTTCTTGGCCCGGCAGCACGGCGACGGTCCCGCTCGCGGTGACGATCACGGTCTCGCCGCCGGCGGGACCGGCGGGAAAGCTCATCGGCATGTTTTTGAGGCTCGGCCTACCAATAGCGCGCGGCAAACACCTGTCCGGCGGTAGCGCCGTAAAGACTGATCGGACCGACCGAACGGTAATTCGCCGGCGTCTCGAAATACCCGCCGCCAGGGGCGATCATCAACGCCGCCCCGGCCGGCGCCGCATTCCCGACATCGCTCAAATACAAGTAATCGGCCGAGAGGTTTTGGATCAGATACCCGGTCGGCGGCACGATCCCGCCAAACAACAGTTGCGCCGTCCCGCCGGTTGCGATCATGCCCGAGCCATCGGCCGCGCGGTTGGCGGTGCCAAGTGTCGCCAGCAACGCTTTCAAGAGCGCGATGATCGAAGCGCTATTGGCGCCGTCAAAAGCTGCGTCGCCCGGTGTTCCGAGTGCCGCTTCGGCGGGTAGATCGGCGATCGATTGGGTAAACGCATCGGCCGGCCCGGTGCCGCCGCCGGCGCCGGCGATGACATGACTGCCGGGTGCGCTCAGATCCATCGCCACGGCGGTTCTCCCGTCGCTTTATTCGCCGTGCGGTGCGGCGAGGCCGAGTGCGGTCAACGCCGCGATGTCGGCGGGATCGAGATTGCCCCAGCTCTGCGCCCCCGCCGCGGTGACGACCGCCGGCGGCAACCCCGGCTTCAACAGCACATCGGCCAGTTCGCCGTCGCACAGGATCGGGGTCGGTTGCCGGCCGCGCGCCAGCCAGGCGACGTAATCCCCGTCCTCGACCGTTACATAGCCGCCGCGGGCGCTGCCGAACACCTGGCCGCCCTTGTTCTGCGGCAGCCAATACGAATCGCGCGGGTTGTAGGGCTCGCTAGGCATATTGGCCTCCGGCCGTGGTTGTCCCGGCGATTGTGCCGGGGAAAAAGCTCGCACCGGCACCTTGCGTGTAGATCACCCCGTTCAATCCCGCGTAATAGCGCTGGCCGACAGCGGCCCCGCTAAAGCTCAGCGCCGATGACGGCAGCGAGATGATCGAGGCTGCGTTGCAATAGGCGAAGGCGTTGCTGAAGGTCGGGTTGCCGGTGACCTGGACGATGGCGCCGAGCTCCGCACCCGGCCGCACCCGCCCGGCGTCATAGGCTTGCATATGGCATTGGGCGCCGCCGCTCACCGTGTAGCTGGCGAGCGGGGTGGCGCGGCCGTTTTCGGCGACCACGATGTGATCGTTGGCGCAAGCCGCGAAATTGACTCCGCCATAACCGATCTTGCCGTCGTCGTAGATGCGCAGCCCGCTCCCGCCGCTCGATGACAGGGTGAGGCCGCCGGTGACGGTGAATGCCGCCCCGCCCGAGGCGATAAAGCCGTCGCTTGCCGTATTGAGCGTGCTGCCGGGCGCAAAGTTGAAGACGATCCGATCGTAATTGCCGGCCCCTTGCACCGGGGTTACCGCGTTGATCCCGGCGGCAAAGGCGCCGCTGCAATTGGCTGTCAGGATGTTGCCGGCGACGTTGATATTGCTCAGCAGCCAGTTCCACGCACCCTGCAAGGTTTGGAACGGATTGGCGAAATTGCCGGTCGCATCGTTGCCGCTGAGCGCGTTGACGGTGATCGTGCCGGCCGCACCCAATTGCATCGTCACGCGGTTGAGCAGCATGCGCCAGGCGCCGCTCAGGTAAATCGCCGGAAACGGCCGCCCGGCGATATAATCGCCGGCCTGCAACGGCGACCCGTCCGGACGCAGCAACGCGGCGTTGCCGCCGATCCCGAGATTGAAGGTGGCGCCGCCGGTGTTTGTCGCGGCCGGCAATATCCAAAGGATCGTATTGAGGTTGAGGCTGTCGAAGGGCACCAGCGGCGCGCAGACCAAGGCATTGGCCCCGCCGCTCCCGTTATCGATCAGCAGCTGCATCGCCAGGATCGATTGATAGAGCTGCCGCACATTCCCCTTTTGCGGCACGATGCCGCCTGCGGTCAGCAGCGACATCAATTCTTCTTGGAGGCCCTCGAACCAATCGCAGCCGGGGATTGTGCCGCGCTGGCCCACGGTCGGGTTGCCGCTCGAAAAATGACCCGGTGTGCCGGCCGGCCCAAAACCGCCATAGACGCTGACCGAGGTCGGGGTGTCGACACGATACATCGGTAGAAATCCCCCGTTTTTGGCTCAGTTATCCCGGCGCATAGGCGAAAATGACCGCGCATTGCCCCGGCAGGATGCGGCGCAATTCGCACTCGACGAGGCTGTCGCCCCACCAGGCGAGCGGGGTGCAGCAGGTGCTGTCGCCGACCGCGAATTCGCTCTGCGAAGCCAGCGGGTTCTGGCTGAAATCGGTGAGCGGGTCCGAGACCGTCGAATCCCCGACCGCCCACTCGTAGCTGTAGGGTTGGGTCACCGTGACCAAGAGCGTGAAATCCCAATCCATCGCCAAGGGCTGGACGTCGCAGCCGGCGACCGCGGCATCCCATGAGGTGAGCGGGGTGCAGCAGGTGCCGTCATCGACCGCAAAGGCTTCGACCGCCCCCAGCCCCGGCGCCCCCCACATCTCGCAGCACGCGGTTTCGTTGACCCGGCCATCCGACAATTCGGTGATCGTCACACTCGCCCCGAGTGTCTGGGCGACTCCCTCGAAATAGCCGATCGACTGCCCGCCAAACGCCTGAAACCGGCTCAAAATCTGCGCCTGCTCCAAGGCCAGCGGCGGGTCGGGCGGCATGCACGGATCGGGGAGCCCGAGGCTCGCCTGCCACTCCGGCACCAGCTCCACGGTCGATGCCGGATCGATTTCGGCAAAGAGGTTGGTTTCGCGGGCATAGGCGGCCGCCTGGCGTTCGGCTAATGCCGAGAGCAACCCGTACATCACCGATTGAGGGTCATCCTTGGCGCGCCAGGCGCGGCCCTGCGGCAGATAGAGCTGCCAGGCGGCAAGAAATTCGGCGGGTCCCAGCGGCGGGCTGAGCGGTCCGCCGAGCGCTGCGGGTGCCGCCGGCGGCGGCAGCGGCCAATAAGAGGGGGCCGGCATTCACAGATAGGCGATCGGGCCGGGGATCGAGATTTCGCCGAGCCCGACCGCGATATCCGTGGTCGGCGCCACGATCAGAAAGTAATCGAGCCCCGGGGTCGCGGCGATCGCATCCTCGATATGGGAGAGCCGCACGATCCCGCCCGGCGCCTGCAATGTCGAGCCGTCCGCCAGGGTTTGCGTGATCCAAACCCCGCCGGGGGCGGCCTCGCGGCGCAGCACGCCGGCAACTGCCGCCGCGATCCCGTCGCGGATCGCCTGGTCGCTCGGCACTTCGCTGAGCGTCAACGCGAGCGGCACCGGTGCGGGTGCGGAGGCATAGACCAGTGCCGAGGCGGCGCGCTTGGGATAGAGCTGGTCGGCGACGATCAATTGGTCGCCGCTCGCCGGTGCCGCCCCACGGGTCTCGTATTGCGAGGTGCCGTTTTTGCCTTGCGGGATGCCGCTTTCTTGGGCCCGCACATCGTCCATCATAAAATAGACGACGACGCTGCCCGCACCCGCCCCCGAATAGCCCCAGGCCCGCGTCACCCCCGGCACCGCCAAGGCCCAGAGCGCATAATCGTTGAGGTCGCCGCCCTGCGGTGGGGCGGCATAGACCGCGAGCATGCGGGTGCGCAGGCTGTCGAGGGTTTCGAGGTCGGCGCCGCCGGCGAGCCCGACCGGCCCTGCAACCGTCGCGACGCTGACAATCCCCTCGGAAGGGGTCACCAGGTTGAGGATGGCGCCCGGCGCCAGATTGCCGGCAGCACCCGTCGCCAGTGCGGCGATGTTGAAGGTCCCGGTGCCGTCCCCGCCCAGCGTCCCGCCATCGGTCACCGCAAAAAGCTGTTGTCCGAGTGCGACCTGCTGCGCGCCATAGACCGGTGCCCCGGCCGCACCGGTGAAGATTACCGGCCCGCTCGATCCGGTTGCCGGTTTCAGGGTCACCCCGCGCAATGCCGCCCAGCCGATCAGGTATTCGCCGGTCGCGGTAAACGGCACCCCGTTTTTGGCGATCCAATCGAGATAGCCGAATTGGTCGTCGAGCTGCCCGGCATAGACCGTGCCGAATACGTTGAGCGCGGTGCGCCGCTGAAACGGGTTGCTGCCCGGCAGCCGTGTGGCGATTTCGGCGAGCACCATCGACCGCAGTTGGGTGAGCGTGTCGCGAGCGTAGGGCATGGCGCTATTGCGTCAGCTCGGCTTGCCAGATCGCGGCGTAATCGAGCCGCAACGGGTCGCCCGTCCCGCGGCTTACCGTGATCCGCGCGTCGAGCCGGGCGCGGGTTCCCGGCGGATACCAGCATTCCGCCTCGACGGCGCTCGCAATCCCGTCCTCGATCAGCCAGGCCAAGCTTTCGAGGATATAGCTTTTGGCGATCAGCGGGGTCTGGTCGGTCGCCGTCGTCAATAGCCACAGCCGCGAGCCGATCAGCTCGCCCGAGGGTGACGCGTAACTATCGCCCCACCAGCCGCGGCGGTCGCTGCTCCCGGCCGGCAGGCGGTCGGCGGGGTCGGCGAGCCGGTCGGTAAAAAGGCTGACGATCACCATCGTCTCGAGATCGAGCGAGGTGTCGAGCGTGCCGTCCGGCAGCAGCACCAGATCGGCCCGCCCCTTGGTGTTGTCCCATTTGAGCCGCAGGTCAGCCATCCGCCGACAACCCGTTGCCGGCGATGCGCGGCGGGAACGCCCCATCGCCTGCACGAACGGGGCCGGCGAGACCGATTTCGCCCGCCTCGCGGATCATCGCGCCAAACCGCGCCACTTCCCGGTCGACGATCGCAAACCGGAAGAGATCGAGCTTTTGCCGCAGCACCGCCCATTGCTCGTCTGAGAGCGTGACCGCAGCCTCGCCCGCGGCGACCGCGTGCTCGATCGGTTCGATCACCGCCAATGCGGCATTCATGTCGTCGAGACCCACACCCTGTCCCGCCGGCGGCGTCCGCAAGATGATCAGCATCAATTCGCCATAGGCGAGATCGCCGCCGCCATTCGCCTGATCGAGCACCACCCGGCGCAATTCGAGCCTGCGGGCCATCGGTTCTCCTCTCCACGGTTTTCAGATTTCGATCAGCGACCAGCCGGTGTTGAAAAATTGCACCGTGCCGGACGGGATCGAGAGTGCGATGTCGAGCCAATACGCGGTCCCGACCGCAAGCCCGGTAATCAGCGTCACCGCCGTGTAGGGCACGATGGTGCCCGCCGCGAGGTTGAAGGATTGATCGATCTGCGCGTTGGTGCCGATGACCGCGGCGCCGTTCGCCGGAGCGCTGCCGGTGCCGTAATACACCCGCACATGAGCGTTGCCCGCGGCCGATGCGGTGAGCGAGCCGCGCACGATCGCCAAGAGGCGGGTCGAGGATTGCGGGGTGAACGGGATCGCCAGCCCCACCATCGAAAACGTCGCGGTGGCGATCGCCGCGGGGCTGGCGCCGCTGTAGGTCGTCGAGGCTTGGGTTTGCCCGAGCGTGACATTGCGTGCCCCGACATAATAGCCGCCCGAGGCATTGACGGTGCCGCGCCCTTGGCTGCCGCCGGCGACATTGCTGGCGACCAGCACACCGCCGTCGTGCTCGACCGTAACCTGGTTGGTGAGCACGGTTGTGCCGGCCGGCGTCGTCGCCAGGTTGATCCGCGCGCCGTGTCCGGTCGCGGAAAAAGCCTCGGCGGCGACAATTTCGAGACGCGCCGAGTCCGCCGTCAGCCAGCCGGTATCGTAGCCGCGCGCCGCAAACCGGCCCATAGCGGCACCGCTCGCGGTTGGCGCCGGGGCGGCGCCAGTGCCGCCGGTTTGCCGGTTGATAAAATAGCCGACACCGGCGCCAAACGCCTCATTGAGCATCACCGGTATGGCGTTATCTGCCCCGGCCAACTGCACGGTCGGGGCGCCGCCGCTTGCCGGCAATGTGATCGCCGCGGTCGTCAGGTTCAGCCGCAGCGCCGAACTGGTAAGCCCGCTCGCACTCGCCGCCGCGCCGACGTAAAAGCCGCCGGCCGCCGCGGTCGTGACGGTTCCGGAGCCGTGCGAGGTGGCGCTTGACGGCAGCGACAGCCCGCCATCGTTGGCGAGCTGCATGTTGTTGGCCGGGGCTGTGGCGCCCCGCGCCGTCGTCCAAAATTGCAGCCGGCTGCCGCGGGCGCTCCCTGACCAGGTTTCGTCGGCGGCCAGATCGATCGCCGCCGAATTGATCTGATAGGCGGCCCCGTCATAGCCGCCGCCCGACATCCTCAGCATGAGCTGGTTTGCCGGGGTTGGGGTTGGCGCCGCACCCGTGCCGGCCGCCGCGCGCCCGAGCACATAAACCACCCCGCCGCCGACCGCATCGCCCTGAAACGCCGCGTTGCCGCCATCGGGTGCGGCGATCTGCACGCCGTTGCCAACCGCAGCGCCGGGGGCCGCGGCGGCGTTGATATTGCCGAGCAACAAATTGCCGGTGGCCCCGCCGGGCAGCGACCAGCGCGTCGCACTTGCCGGCGCCGCGCCCGCACCCCCGCCCAAGACCAACGCATTCGACCCGAGCATGGCCGAGCTGGCGAGCGTCGCGGCGGCCGAGTAGTACGGCACCCCGCCTGAGGTACCGCCGGTGAGTCCGGTGCCGCCGTTCGCCACGCTGACAGGGGTGGCGAGCGCCACCGTGACAGCTCCGGTCGTGCCGCCGCCGGTGAGCCCGGTGCCAGCGGTGAGCCCGGTGATATCGCCATAGCCCTGCGCCTGGACATAGGCGGTTGTCGCGAGCCGGGTCGAGTTGTCGGCGGTCGCGGGTGTTGGCGCTGTCGGCGCGCCGCTAAAGGCGGGGCTCGCCAAGAGCGCCCCGCCGACCCCGGTGACATCGGCGGCCAGCAGCGCGACCGCCCCGGTGCGGGTGTTGAAGCTGGTGACGCTGGCCGCGGTCGAGGCCGCCACAAACGCTGTGGTGGCGAGCTGTGTCGTGTTCGTGCCGGGTGCTGCGGTAGGGGCAGTCGGCGTGCCGCTCAGCGCCGGCGAGACGAAGATGCCGACCCCGCCGACGTAGTAGCCGCCCGAGAGGTTGATCGTACCAACCCCGAGGCTGCTGCCGGCCACCGTGTTGGGCAGCAACAGCCCGCCGTTATTGGCGACGACAAGGCCCGCGATATTAGTGGTCGTGCCGTTCTGGGTGGTGACGAAATTGAGCTGAGTGCCGTTGGCGGTCGCGGTCCAATTCTCGGAAGCCTGAAACTGAATTGCTGCGGTGTTGCCGCTATAGCTGCCGGCGGCAGCAAGGCCGCGGCCGATCCAGGTGCCGATCAGATCGCCGTTAACGATGGTTGTCGGGACTGCCCCGGTGCCATCGGCGCGCGTCGTTCCGAGGGTTGGAACACCACCAAACGCACGCGCGACAAATCCGCCATCGACGGCATTCGGCAGGGTGATCTGCATGCCGTAGTAGAGCAGCGACGGGGCCGCGGCGGCGTTGAGATTGCCGCCGAGATTGTTGTTGGCGTCGATGATCGTCCAAGCCGGATTGCTGCGCGGTGCGCCTCCCGCGCCGCCCCCCACGACAAAGGCGTTGGCAGCGAGGGCGGCTGAGCTGGCGATGGTTGCCCCGCTCGAATAATACGGCACGCCGCCCGAGGTCCCGCCGAGGAGCCCGGTGCCCCCGTTTGCGACAGCGACCGGCACCGTCAGATTGAGGGTCGCGGGAGTGCCGGCGACCAAGCTAAGCCCGGTGCCGACATTCCAGTTCGGTCCAGCCGGCCCGGCGGGGCCTTGCGCCCCGGTTTGCCCTGCCGGGATCGTAAAGTTGAAAACCGCTGCCGACGACGAACCTGTGTTCGTAACGCTGGCGTTGCTGCCCGGCATCCCGGTCGTTGTCGTGCCCACGGCGATCGTGGCGGCGAGGCCCGCCGCCCCGGCAGGACCGGCCGGACCTTGCGCGCCGGGTGGCCCTTGAGGACCAGGGGGGCCTTGCGGACCCGGCGGTCCCTGGCTGCCGCCGCCGGCGAGGCCGCGCAGACTGACCCCGGCGATCACCACGTCGCCGTCGTCGCCGGTGATATTGACGGTCGAGCCTTTGGTTTCGATGTTGCTCGCTTGCGTTGTTACCGATTGCTGGCCGGTGATCGCGACCGTCGCGCCGCTGGCGGTGATCCCCTGCCCGGCGATCGCGAGGGTTTGGGTGTCGGCCGCGGTCCCGATATTGAGCGTTGCCCCGCTCATCTTGGTGACCCAGCCGGAAAGTCCCTCGAGCAGCTTGCGGGTCGTGCCGCCATTCCCTTGCGCGTCGGCGCCGTCCACCATGTAGAGATAGCTTTCGCCCGGCTGGTGACCGGTCGGGCGGTAGCGCGCGTCCTCGATCCCGACCGCGGTGTTGAAGCCGCGGTCGCCGCCATGATGCAGGGTCACCGCCGAAGCGCCGGGCAGCGGCACCGCCCCGACCCCGAATTGCCCGATCCGCTGCATGCCGTCGCGCAGCTCGCCGGCATAGCCGATGAATTGCAGGATTTGCGCGGCCTGGCTGTCGTCGATCAGGGTGAGCGTGGCGCGCCCGGTCGTATTGCGCCGCCGGAAATATTCCCGGCTCGCATCGGCGCTGATCTGCCAGATGCGCGGGTCCATCAACCGCCGGCCGCGTTGGGGTTATAGCCGGGGATCGGCGGGGTCGGGAAAAACGGCGCCGGCATCAGCCCTTCCTTGGGCATCAGGGTCATGATCGTGACCGTCCCCAGGCGCTCGGCGCGCTGCCACGAGCAATGGGCGATCACCAGATCCTGCTGCATTTTGAGGCTCGGCAGGTTGACCGCTGCGACCGTGTTGGGCTGCCACAGATTGCCGTCGCCCATCCGCCAGCCGGTCACCTGGATCTCGACCAGGCGCGAGCGCCCATAGCGGCGCGCCACTTCCCATTCGGCGCGGCGCTGCGGCCAGCTCAAATCCGGGCCCATCTGATCCATGATCACGACCAGCGGGCGATAGCGCGGCACATCCAAATCCTGCTGGCTGGCGAGCAACGCCAAGTGCAGCGGCTGACCGGGTATCGTCTGCGGCGCCTGGTTCATGACCTGCACGACCGAATAGCGCTGGTCCATCGAGAGGCGGACCTCGCTGACCTCGCAGTTCTGGCCTTCGACGAGTGCGGTCGCAGCGTGCTTGGTGCCGACCCGCGACAGGACCAGGTTTCCGAGAGCGTCATCCCAGAGGAGCGCTTGCGCGGCGCGCGCCAGCTCTTCGAGCAGCTGGCCGCAGGTTTCGCCGGGCTGGATGACAAACGATTGGACCGTGTTGCCCCACGGAAAATCGCCGTCGGGCAGGCTCACCTTGATCCCGAAGGGCTCGCCGATCTTTTGCGCCGCCTCGCCAAA